TAACCGAAGTAAAATCAAGATAAATTAAAAAAATTCGGTAAAACCCTTGACATTACGGTTTTACCGAATTATAATAAGAGGCAAGAAGGGGGGTGAATTAAATGTTCCCATCAAACATGAGGATGACCCTTAAAATGGCGAGAGAACTTTCTGGGTTAAAACAGAAGGAAGCAGCGGTAAAAATTGGCGTTTCCACGGACACACTGAGGAATTATGAAACAGGAAAGTCGTATCCTGATATTCCTGTGTTGAGGAAGATTGAGCAGACGTATAACGTTAGTTACAACCAGCTTATTTTTTTGCCGCTAGATTTCGGTTTAACCGGAGTTAAGGAAACAAATTAGGATGAACTGAAGGGAGAAACGAATTGAAACAAAACAAGGAGGACTATCTATGAACGAATTGAAAGCGGTGCCGGTGCTTACCTGCCCAGCCCCACGCATTAACCATGGGGCAATCCCCCGCCACACCCAGTCCAACATTGCCAGGCTGGTATTGGACGCTGTACAGCGGGACTTCCAACGCCCTGAAATCAGGGAGGACTACGAACGCTGGCTTGCTCAGCGAGAGAGGAAGGAGGATTAACCAATGAAACACGCAATCCCTAAGACCCCCATTGCTGTCCGCATCCAGCGGCGGGTGTGCTTGGCGGCAATCACCTTGCTGCACAAGCTGTATTTTGCTTGCGAGCGGATTGAGCGGACAACGCTCAGCCATGCGAACCATATCAAAGACTGGTACATTTCCAATGTCCAGCCAAAGGAGGTGAGAGGATGAATACCTATGACGATTATATCCGCATCCTGGACGCTCTGGGTAGTGTCTCTGTGGGGAAGAAAAAGCGGAAGGCAGCCCTCGAAGCACTGTTTAGGGTGGCTATGAATGGCAAGCATCTTAATTTTGACGAAGAAGCGGAGTTTGAATCCCAGTTTTTGAGGGCTTGCAATAAGCTCGGTCTGATGGATGACGTTGTTGAAACCCTAACGACAAAGCCCTAACAAAAAGCCGCTGGCGGGACTGGAGCTCCCGTCAACGGCAAAAGAAAATTAAGCATTCACATTGTACCATAAGAAAGGACGAATTTCAATGTCAATTCACATCAACACCCTTGAGGTGGAGAATGTCAAGAGGGTTCAAGCTGTGACGCTGACCCCTTCTGCGACAGGCTTGACCGTTATTGGGGGTAAAAATGGGCAGGGCAAGTCCTCTGTCCTGGATGCCATTGCATGGGCACTGGGAGGCGACCGCTACAAGCCTGCTAACGTTCAACGGGATGGAGCAAACTTTCCTCCTCACCTGAAGCTGACGCTTTCCAATGGACTGACCGTGGAGCGAAAGGGTAAGAGTGGCGCACTGACTGTAGTTGACCCCTCAGGGAAAAAACATGGGCAGCAGCTACTAAACAGCTTCGTTGAGACCCTAGCTCTGGACTTGCCCAAATTCATGAACAGTTCTGACAAGCAGAAAGCTGACACTCTGCTGAAAATTATTGGTGTCGGCCCCCAGCTGACCGAACTGGAAACCCAATACAGCAAGCTCTACAACGAGCGGCTTTATACCGGTCAAGAGCAGCGGCGCAAGGCCGCATACGCTCAAAGCCTTCCTTTTGTGGAGGATACACCGGAACAGGAAATCAGTGCTGCTGAACTGATTCGAGAGCAGCAATCTATTCTGCTGCGCAACGCAGAGAATCAGCGCAAGCGGGAACGGCTCCACAGCCTGGAGCAAGAATATTCCGCTGTCCAGGAACAGATTGATTTGCTGACCGAACAGCTCGGCATACTGCGAGAGGACTTGGACGCTGCACGCAGTGCCGCTGCTGACCTGCAAGACCAATCAACAGTAGACTTGGAACGCAGCATCCAAAATATTGACAAAATCAATCAGGACGTGCGAACCAACCGGATGAAGCGTCAAGCCGAGAAGGAAGCTGATGACCTTAGCATGCAGTGGAAAAAGCTCTCTGTGGATATGGACAAGGTGCTCAAGGAAAAGGAGCGGTTGCTTTCCAGCGACAAGCTGCCGCTTCCTGGCTTGAGTGTAGACGGCGGCACACTGCTTTATCACGGTCAGCCTTGGAGTAACATGAGCGGAGCGGAACAACTGATTGTCAGCACCGCCATTGTCCGCCGACTCAAGCCAGAATGCGGGTTTGTCCTGTTGGATAGGTTGGAACAACTGGACACTGATACCCTAAAAGATTTTGGCGCATGGTTAGACAAGGAAGGATTGCAGGCAATCGCTACCAGAGTTTCTACTGGTGACGAATGCAGCATTATTATTGAGGACGGCATGATAAAGGAACCATCTTTGTCTGCGCCGGCTTCCGATGCCCAACTTCTGTGGAAATCGTGGAATGGAGGGCAGTTCTAACGCCCTTAATAAAAAATAAGGAGACATTTGTATGAATATTACAAGAGGCAGGATTCCCTGCGGCCAGAAGGTCGTCATCTATGGCGTTCCTGGCATTGGCAAAACCACCCTTGCTGCTCAGTTCCCCAATGCGGTGTTTATTGACACCGAGGGCAGTACCCGCAGCTTCGATGTAGCACGGTTCGACCCGCCCACCAGTTGGGAAATGGTCAAGAGTGAAGCGCAGTATGTCCTTGACCACCCTGAGGGCATTGGTACGTTAGTTATCGATACTGCTGACTGGGCGGCGAAGCTGTGCAACCAAGCAATTTGCGCTAAAGCAGGAAAAGTCGGCATTGAGGACTTTGGTTATGGTAATGGCTATACTTACGCCGCCGAGGAGTACGGGCGTTTGTTGGACATCCTCGACCGCATTACCCTCCAGCGGGGGATTCACGTGGTCATCACTGCCCACAGCGTCCTCAAACACGTTGAGCAGCCCGACCAGTTCGGCAAATATGACCAGTGGGAACTAAAATGTGACCCGAAGCTGGCAGCCCTGACGAAAGAGTGGGCAGACATGATTTTGTTCTGCAACTACAAGATTATGGTAGTTGCAACGGACAAGGACGGCAAGAAGGGGAAAGGTCAGGGCGGACAGCGCACCATGTACACTAGCACAAGACCGGCATTTGTGGCAAAAAACCGCTACGGTCTCCCTGACGAGTTGCCTATGGACTTTGCCCAGATTGCGCCTATCTTTACTCCTGCTGTTGCGGCTGTCTCATCAACCCAAGACGCTCCGCCTACCTCCCCTACAGCTCATCAGGAAACTCCATCTGTTGAAGCTCCACCCCTTGTACCGGCAGATGATGATTCCGTGATTGAGATGAACCCCCTCACTGGGGAAAATATGCTGGAAGGGATTCCCGCTCCGGTAGTTGATTTAATGCAGGCAGATAAGATTCAGGCAGCAGAGCTGCGGCTGTGCATTGATGCCAGATTGCCTGGGTGCTTTCCCGACAATATGCCCTTTCAGAACTTCGACCCCAACTTCTGGGGCGGCTGGGTGCTGCCCAACTGGGATGCAATCGTAGATTGGGTCAAAAAAGATAGAGAAGCTTTACCGTTTTAAGACAAGAAAGGATGGTTTTACATATGGCAAATTACAATAACCAGAACATGGGACAGGAAATCGGCTGGGACGATGAGATTTCCCAGGAGGATAGCCGTTCAATTCTCCCCTCTGGGGATTATGACTTTACCGTTGACCACTTCGTGCGCCAGCGGTTCAACGGCTCCGCCAAGATGTGTGCCTGCAATTATGCAGAGCTGCATTTGACGGTAGACGGCGTGGATATCGTTGACAACCTGTACCTGAACAGCAAAGCAGAGTGGCGCATTTCTCAATTTTTCCTGTCCATCGGTCAGAAAAAGAAAGGAGAACCCTTCCGCCCCAACTGGAACGCCATTCCAGGCGCAAGAGGCCGTCTGAAGCTGGGTGTGCGCACCTGGAAGGGACGTGACGGCGAGGACCATCAGAGCAACGAAGTAAAGGAGTTTTATGAGTCCACGGAACCAGCCAACCCCTTCCCCTATCAGGCGCAGAGCCAGCCCAGCCAGCCGGTTTATCAGCAACAGCGCATGGATGCTTATCCTACTCCCAAGAATCCCTCTCCGTGGGGCAATGGTAAATTCTAATGAACCAAATAAGTCTTTTTGAGCAGCCCACTAGCCCCTCAGAACGGCAAAAAAATATCCAGCTCAGACCTTACCAGCAAGCAGCTCGTGAGGCAGTGGAACACCAGTGGAGCGGCGGCGTTGAGCGCACTCTGCTGGTACTGCCTACCGGCTGCGGCAAAACCGTTGTGTTTGCCAAAATTGTAGAGGATAGAGTCCGAGCGGGAGACCGTGTGTTGATTCTTGCGCACCGTGGAGAGCTGTTGGAGCAGGCGGCAGATAAGCTGGAACACGCTGTCGGGCTGCGTTGCGCAACAGAGAAGGCAGACCAATCCTGTCTTGGAAGCTGGTATCGGGTGGTTGTTGGCAGCGTGCAAACTTTAATGCGAGAAAAGCGGTTGCGGCAATTTTCGCCTGACTACTTCAACACCATCATCATTGACGAAGCGCATCACGCTGTTTCCTCCAGCTACACCATTATCTTGGACTACTTCACGGGAGCAAAGGTGCTGGGCGTGACTGCAACCCCTGACCGTGGGGATATGCAGAATTTAGGCAAGATATTCCAATCCCTTGCCTACGAATACACCCTGCCGAAGGCAATCAAGGAGGGCTATCTTTGCCCCATACAGGCAATGACCATTCCCTTGCAGGTAGATTTGACCAGCGTAAGCATGAGCGCAGGAGATTTTGCCGCCGGCGACCTGGGGACGGCGTTAGAGCCGTATCTTGACCAGATTGCACAGGAAATGGTCAGGCATTGCAGTGAACGGAAAACAGTAGTCTTTCTCCCCCTGGTGAAAACATCTCAGAAGTTTAGGGATATTCTCAATGCTCATGGCTTCCAGGCCGCTGAAGTCAACGGCAGCAGTTCCGATAGGGGGAAGGTCCTCTCAGATTTTGCGGCAGGGCGTTATAACGTCCTCTGCAACAGTATGCTTTTGACTGAGGGGTGGGACTGTCCCAGTGTAGATTGCGTGGTAGTGCTGCGCCCTACAAAGGTACGGAGCCTGTACAGTCAAATGGTAGGCCGTGGAACCCGCCTTTGCCCAGGGAAGGAGAATCTCCTGCTGTTAGACTTTTTGTGGCACACAGAGCGGCACGAGCTGTGCCATCCGGCAAGCTTGATTTGTGAGAGCGAAGAAGTCGCCAGAAGGGTCACGGCGGATTTAGAAGAAACTGCCGGCTGCCCCACTGACTTAGAGAAAGCGGAGCAGACAGCAAGCGAAGAAGTGATTGCCCAGCGGGAAGAAGCCCTAGCAAAGAAGCTGGCGGAAATGCGCAAGCGGAAGAAACGGCTAGTTGACCCCCTCCAATTTGAGCTTTCCATTCAAGCGGAGGATTTAGCGGGCTATATCCCCTCCTTTGGCTGGGAAATTGCTCCACCCAGCGAAAAACAAAAACAAACGCTGGAACGGTGGGGCATTGACCCTGACGAAATTGGTAACGCTGGCAAGGCAAGCAAGCTGTTGGACAAGCTCCACAAACGCCAGGTAGAGGGACTGAGTACCCCAAAGCAAATCCGCTGCCTAGAGCGGTATGGGTTCAAAAATGTGGGAACCTGGAGCTTTGACGGAGCAAAAGCTATGATAGACCGGATTGCTTCCAACGGCTGGCATATGCCCCGTGGAATCAATTTGGCAGAATACAGCCCCAGCAAATAATAAATATCCCGCCTCCTCTCTATTTACCTGCCAGAGGAGGCGGGTAAGGAAAAATAGGAGAGGAGGCGGGAACAACGAACGATAAACAATATCTCTTGGACGCATTGCAGA